TTCCGGTTCCTGCACCACCGGTTCCAGCGCCCGTTCCGGTTCCTGCACCACCGGTTCCAGCGCCCGTTCCGGTTCCTGCACCACCGGTTCCAGCGCCACCGGTTCCTGCACCCGCCCCGGCGTCAGCGCCCGCGCCCGCGCCTGCTCCACCTGTTCCAGAACCGCCTGTACCAGCGCTCGCGCCTGCATCTGTTCCTGCACCGCCTGTTCCAGCGCCGGTGCCGCCTGTCCCCGCACTACTTGCCAATGCGGCAGCCGCGCCGCCAGAGGCTACCAATGCAGCAGCTTGAGCAGCGGTAAACCCTTTTGCCATCAGCGCGGTAACAACTAGTTCAGATGCGCCTACGCCAGCAGGAATAGCTGTAGTTGCTATAGGGGCGAAACTAAGAGCGTTCGCACCACTTAACGCACCCGGAACAAGCCCAGAGCCAGCGGCGGCAGTGCCAGCACCTGTTGCACCAGTTGTTCCAGCAGCACCAACTCCGCCCAATCCACCCGGCTGGAGAAGACCCGCGCCAGTTGTCACCAGCATACCAGCTAGGGCCAGCTTTGTAATATCATTAAACAGCGGATTAGGTTCATCTGAGAATACTGGCGACCACCCGCCAAATTGATTGCTTTCGATTACTACATTAGCTTTACTGCCACCAGCGGCAGACAGCGCGTTACTGGCGTCAATAAGGGCTTTGATTTCTTCCGGCGTTGAAGCAGTAATTGTTTGGCCGGTAGTTTTATCGGTTAAGCGATACGAAACACCGGGAATAGGTGCAAACTGCATACGCTCGTTGGCGAGATTATTGCCGACGCTCTCGCTGCCAATTAGTGAGTAGACAGGCAGATACGGATTTTCGATGCCTAGATTTGACAGGATGCCCTGCGTCAGACCGGGAATAATATCCATACCGCCATAAAGCTGAGTATATTGATCTGACATACCAGTGGCTTGAGCGCGGGCTAACGCCGCCGCCTGATCGGCTTGCGCCTTTTGGTAAGACGCAATGTAAGCGTCCAAATCAGCTTGCGTTACAATAGGCGGTTGTGAAGCCATTACATCATTCCTTCAGGGGGCATTTGAGGCTGCGGCATTTCCGGCTGAGGCTGTGGAGCCGGAGCGGTTGCGGATTGTGCGGCTTGCGCTTGCGCCTGCATCACGGCGCGTTCAAGTTCGCCAGTCTGGCGGACAAGTTCACGGTCACGCTGCATCAATGCTTCGATGTTAGCCGTGTTAACTTGAGCGCCGTACTTCGCTTCAATCTCGGCTGCCTTAATCATAAGATCAGCGTCTAGCTTGTCACGCTCACGGTCATCCTTACGCAGCATCTCTTCGCGCTGCAATTCAAGTTCGGCTGCCTTCTTTTGGATGTCAGCGCGGATCGCTTCCATCTGAACTTGCGCCAGCATCTCTTCCGGCGTTGGGGCGGGCGGTGCTGGCGGAGGCGGAGGCGGCATCATCGCCGGGTCGTTAAAGAAGATCGTCGGGTCTTTGTAGCCCGCCAGCGCCATCATCTGCGACAGTGTGTTGTAGTAGTTCTGCATATTGACGAGCGGTGCGCCCATCTGCATCAAGGCTTCTTGCTTCTGCGCGATCTGGCCCAAGAACGCCATCTTCTCTTCGTTGCTTCCGACGCCAATTGCGACGTTAACTACTACGTCCATGTTCGCATCCCACACACGCGGGTCGATGGGTACGAACTTATTGCGCAGACGCACCATGCGCGGAGCATCTTGGTTCTTGGTGATGAGTTGCAGCGACTTCTTGAACAGACCCTTCATGCCTGTTTCGGCGAAGATACGGCAGATCAGTTCAATGTGCTGCTGCGCAGCGGTGATGGTTGCAGCGACAGCAGCGCGGGTCGAGGACTGAAGCGCATTGGCATCGAGGCCAGACGCGGCCTTGGAAATACCCGTGCGGTTCTCGCGCACTTCGTCCATGTACTGCAACATCGGGAACGCTTGCTGGCCGACAAACGGCATAGCAAACGGCTGCACCATACCCGGTGCGCGCATACGGATGATGCCGCCGACTTCGGTGTTCATCACGTCTTCGATGTTGACTTGACCTTCGACAACGCCCGTGCGCGGGTGGATCGCCTGCGCCAAGCTGTCGAGCGTGTTACGCATGATATTCGACTTAATAAGCTGAATATCCATCGTCACGTCGGCAACCGACATACCGAAGAATGTGTGCGGTTCGGGATCGGGGCAGAAGTCTACGAACGGAATGAAGTCGCAAGGCTCCCAGTGAAGCAGCTTATTGGCCGAGCCAGCAACGCAAACGCGGCAAAGTTCTGCAATGCCGTCGCCGTTCATGTCGGCGTAGAGATAGCCTTCGATGTACAGGACTTTGCGTGACGGAATGTCCGTCCGGCCTGTGATCTGAACAGTCGCTTGCGGGTTACGGTCAAAAGTTTCTTGGTTGCCTTCGAAGTCGTCAAGCGTTTCAAAACCAAGGTTCTCGACTTCATCAAAGTCATAACCCATCGCCACAAGATCAGAGACCGTGACGTAGCGACGGTGCGCCACAAACTCGGCTGTCTCAATCGAACGCGCACGGCGGTCAATCAGAAACTCTTCCGGCGGTACGGACTGGACACGAAGACGGCCAGTCTTCTTACGACGCAACACCGTGCATTCGTAGACCGGCGGGGTCTCCTGCATCATCATGCCTTCCGGCGTCATGACCGCAGTTTCGCCGTAGCTAATCTCTACGTCCTTGATTTCGACGTCAGGATCGGACTGCAATACCGAGAAGGCGGCCTCATCAAGACCTTCAAACTCATGGGTTTCGACGGTTTCGTCTTCGTCCCACCAGACTTTCATGATGCCGTTCTTACGGATCAGCGCGTCTTTGAACGTTGAATAGGCTTCGACGAACAGATTATTGTCGCGTGTCAAACAGTAGTTTACATAGTCCGTCGCCTGCTCGGCGTTTGCTACGTCTTCAGGTCCGTTGGGTGCGTATTCAACGACGTTTTGTGCGGCGAAGAACACACGCATGATCGACGGCATGATGGCCTGCACAGTGTCGCGCACGTCCATCGAGACAACTTGTGAGCGGCCTTCTTCTTCGTTGCCGAAAGGTTCGCCCTTGTAATACTGGCCCGCAAGCGCACGCTCCGGCGAGATCACATCGTCGATATATTCCTGCGCGTCGTCAATCTCAGCGCGGACAATGTTCTCAAGTTCTTCTTCGCTGACAGGTTCTTCGACCTGTTCGTCTTCCATCTCCGGCTCTTCAATGGAAACTTCTGTCCCATCGGCCAGTTCAAATTCGGTTTCTTTCGACATATCGTCGCCACCGTCATTGCTTTCGGTGTTCGAGTTATCGACGCCCGTGTCCTGATAGAAAGCCTTGTTGGCCTTCATCTCAGCGTCTGTCGGCTTGCGGTTCTTACGATATGCCATAGTTATTTCCTGCTTCCAGATCGGCGTGCGGGCTTTAATGTAGCGCGATTAGTTTGCGGATCATATTTATATTCAGAGTGAGAGCGTCCGCTGCGTTGCACGGCGCGATCAACTGCGCGTTCCTCGGCTGTCATCATGCTACGCGCTTTGCCTGCTGCGGTAAGTTTACCTTCAGGCGTCATATGGCCGCGCTTAATCAGGATCGAGCGCGCAAGGCTTTCGTCGCCGACTTGTGCAGTCAGGCGCTGAAGAAGCTGATTGCGGCCCATGTACTCCTGAGTTTGCATTACTTTTTCTTCGCAGCCTTCCGACCTTCAGACAGAGCAATAGCAATCGCCTGCTTCTTGCTCTTTACGACGGGACCGCCCTTGCCGCTGTGCAAAGTACCGGACTTAAATTCGCCCATGACCTTGCCCACCTTCTTTTGCATCTTGGTTGGCTTCTTCATTTCTTCTTACCCTTTGCGGTCTTAGCGGCTGCCTTAAACGCTGCCGCAGTTGGCGCACCCTTCATTCCCGGCTTTCGCATCGTCTCGCCAGAGCCAGCCTTGATCCTTGCCCTCTTTGCTGCAATATTCGCATAAAGGCCCCTCTTCATTTAGATTTTCCTTTATTTCGAGCGGAGATGGCTTTGGCTTTGGATTTCGCGTCTGCTTTTGATGACGCACCCCACGCTTGCAACGATAGGAGGAGGCGGGTTGGTCTTCCCTTCTCATCCCTCTCTGGACCCGGCATATTGCCCATACGCGCTAAGAATGATGCCCTCCGAGGATTATCACCAGACTTTACCGGAGCCTTCAAGTTGGCCCCTTCGGTTTTCTTAAAGTGCTTACGCCCCGCTTCGTTGAGGCCGCCTTTAGGATTTTGGTATCTCTTAGCAACCATCAACATTCACTTCTTCGGTTCGTAAGTTCCACGTTCGCTCAAGTACACAATGCTCTTGTAGAGAATTTCCGTACTCTCGCGGGCATGGCCCAACATCAAATTGCACTTCGAACAAAGTATGCCGCGCACTTCACCCGTGTCATGGTTATGGTCCACGGCCACTGATCTGTTTGTTCTATACTCTAATCCATGAGAGATTTCCACCTCACAAATAGCGCAAGAGTAATTTTGCGCGTGGAGGATAGAATGGAAGTCGTCGTAAGTCAGGCCG